TAGCATCTGACATTTCGTTGTTTTCATTTAAGAACTTCTTAGTGAAATTATTAATGTCGCTTTGAGTATTTTTAATCTTATCAGCATCCTTAACGTTAAACCTATATCTCTTATCGCCGACCTTATATTCAAAACCTTTGAATTGATCAGAAAAAACTTCATTAGTTTTATTTTGAAATGTAAGTTTTTGCCTTTCAGCTACTTTGTTGTTACTCTCTGACTCCTTATTGTAACGATTGAAAAAATCCATAGCTTTTTGTTGTTCAGGCGTTAGCTTAGAACCAGCTTTGATTTCTTCATAATATTTAGACTTTTGCCCGTCTAAGTGGCCTCTAGCGTTGGCAACTTGCTCTTTAAACGCTAGCTTTTTTCTTTTAACCTCTCTTTCATCATCTAATTCTTCATCATAAAGAAAAGTATCTTCAATCAAAAAATTTATTTCATCATTTGATAAATGAGGTTTTGTTTGTTTATAGTAATCTAATAATAACGAGTTATCATCAATCTTACTGTAATCTTGATTTAGTCTAACATAATCTTCTAGACTTCCTCCAGTTTCATCCATAAAGTCAACCACCTTTTGTATATTTTCAGGTAAATCAACTCCTGTTTCTTTTTGTTCTTCTACAGCTTCTTTAACTTCTTCAGTTAAATCTTCTGTTTTTTCTTGAACTTCTTCTTCAGTTACCTCCTCGAGAATGCTGTCTTGCTCATCCTTGGAAACTTGTTCTTTATTTTCTTCTGGGATTGAATCTTTGGTTGTGGTGTCTTCGACCACTGGCTGTTCTTGTGATATTGGTTGTTCATCTTGTTTTTCTTCTTCTTTAGTAATCACCTCTTCTTGAGATTTATTAACTTCTCTAAGATCTATTTTAACAACTTCATCTTTTTGTTGTTTCATAGAAGGTTTTTTCTTAACCTTAAATTCAGGTTCTTTTTTAACTGATTCTTTTTTAACTTCTACTTTTTCTTGTTTGTTTTCAGTTGTAGCTTCTACAACCTCTTCTAATTGTTCTTTTTTCTTAGCCATAATATAATATAATAAAAAAATTAAAAATAATTACCTAGGTTCAAATGAACCTAAGTCAAAACCACCCATTGTATCATTACCTGCAGATTCAAAGTTTTTAGGTGGTTTTTCGTTTTTTCTTTGATCAATCAATTCAGATTGTTGACTTGCTTGTATTTTAGTTCTTTGATCTTTACGATCTTCTTTTTCTTTTTCTTTGCCTTTAACGGCTTGAACTTCCATCTGCTTCAATTGCATGTTCATTTGAAACTCAAGTTGCATTAACTCTTTTTTAGCAGCTACTTCTTGTTGCATTTTTTGTGATTCTAGCTGTGCTTTAAGTTGTTCTAATTGACTATCAACTTGAACTAAAGCTTGTTGTTTTTGAACTTCTGATTCTGCAGCTGCTTGTTGTTGTTGAGCATTAGCCTGAGCTTGAGCCTGTATATTCTGTTGTGATATTTCTTGATCTTTCTTTTGTTTTTTCTGTCTTCTTAACTTAAGTAATTGATTTGCTAACTTAATGCTATTTATTTCTCTTAAATCTATAGCATCTTCTAAATCAATGGTTTTTTGTTGAACAGCTACTTGAATATTATTTTCAAGCATTTGTTTTTCCTCTTCATCTGGTTTTAATTCTATAAATATACCAAAATCATGAATATGTAAATTAGCCATCTCCTCTAGTGTTGCCACATTATGAACACCTATACTTTGTATAAAAGCATCTCTTGTAGGAGAATACTCTATTATATCTGATATTCTCAAAGATAGACACTCTGCTAACTGTGAAGTTAAATCAACACCACCTTGAAGTATATGTCTTGTTGCAGTGTTTGAGTTTGCAGCAGCTAATTTCTGTACACCAACCAACGCTTTAGGATCAGGTGTGCTACCATCTCTTGCTTCGTTTAATCCAGTTACATCTCTTATCATTTGTAAATAATAATTGTATGTCTGAATAAGTGTTTGCATTTTTTGACCACCACTACCGCTAGATATTTCTTGAATAGGTACTTTACCTGGGTTCATATCACCATCAGAAGTGAGTGATCTACCTATAATACTACCAGTTTGGAAGAACATGTTAAGAGCTTCTTGCGGATTATAGTTTGTACCATTACCAAGATCAACTTCAGCTATACCATCAGCATCTAAGTACACGCCATCAGGTATCATTCTAGACATTACTTGCTGCAGTTTCAAATGAGTTAACTGAATCATATCAGCAAATCCAGTTATTCTACTAACTAAAGATTCTACTCTACCATTATATATTCTAGGGGCTACGATACTATAATTCATTTTAACTTTAGTGTTATCGCTTTTTGGCCTCATCATATTTTTAGCCATCTCCCACTTTAATAATTTTTTAGTACCTACTATTAATGCACCTTCATATAATACCTCTAGTGATCTAGATACTTTTTCAAAATTTTCATCCAATATTTCTACAGGCGGATTAAAAGTATCATCTTTTATTATGATTTTACTAGCACCAGATGCCGTAGACTTTATTTTATATACTTCATTCATATAAGTTTTATAATTAAAATATAAAACTTCTATTTGATTAGAATCAGAGTTATTGTTACTCAAATTCGTTCTACTATATCCTCGTTTTTTAGAACTTGGTTGATTTGTTATTTCTTCTAAATCTTCAGTAGTTAATTCAGGAAATTGTTTTTTTAATTCATTAATAGGTATTGTCTTAACCTCACCAACATAATATATGTCTTCAAAATCTGGTGATTCAGTGTATGAATAAACTAAATTAGCTGGATCTACATATTCTATTTTAACACCTTCTGATTTAGAAAATGTATTTTTAACAGCACCTATACCTATAACGGTTAAATCATAATTGACTCTTTTTCTTATTGAATCATATTTATTTTGATTAAGCAGTACATTAATAGCTTGTTCCTCAGCTAACTCAACATTTTGTTTGTATGATAGTTGCATGTGAAGTTCTAACTCTTCCTTAGAATCAGGTAGTTCTTCTTTTGGTGTTGCTGAAAGATTTAAGTTAAAGTTTTCTCTAAAAAAATCATCAAAGTTTTTTAACCTCATATCAGCTAATACGCCTTCCATATACTCAGTTCTTTTACTAACACCGTAAGGATCTTGAGAATAAGCTTTTATATCAAATGTTCTTTCAGATATACCATTAACAACTATATCAACAAATTTAGGTATAATAGGTACTGGTTTCCAGTCTAAATTAAGATAAGATAAATCACCATTTATAGATAACTCATCTTTGTATTTTTGTATAGATTGTTCTCCTCTAGCATAGAGTCTAAGTCTATGATAACTTGTTTCGTTGCTTTTGAATCTATTAGCTCCAGATTCAGTATCTAACCATTCAGCTTCTATAGCTTGGCCTACTTTTAGACCATACTCCATACTTACTTTTTCTAAATCGCTAACTACTTGACTAGGAAATAAATCCTTACTAATTGAATGAGCCATATTTTTATTTTATTATTATTGATGAGCTTCCTTCGTTTTGATACTTTGAGAAACTAATATTTATATTTTGTTTTTCTTTTTTAACATTAGGTGCATATAAATTTCTATTACAAGCCATAACCGCTAAACCTGAGCTTATTGCAGCATCAAATCTTGTTCTATTATTTATATCAAATCTAGACCAATCATTTAATGTTCTATTAAAATACATATCACCATAGTTACCATTGGTTTTTAAACCAACATGTTCTTGTATATACATTTCAATAGCTGCTGCGTGTGCTTGTCTAATATCTTCGCTAGAGTTAGGTATACCACCAATCTCTTTTTCCGTAGTAGATAATTTGTTCCAACTTCTATCTGGTCTGTTCATAGAATAACCTCTATAACCTCTACGCCTTAAGTAGTATAAAAGTCTAGGTTTATTATTCTCTGCTAGTATTGGCATACCATAAAATATTAATGCCATCAAAACATCTTCAAAAAACATCTCAGCAGTCTGAGGTCTAGCAATGTATTCTAAGAAGAAGTGATTAGGAGGAGCATCTTCCATAGAGAATTTGGTGAGTCCATGAAGAGCTCCTTTGGAACCTAGCCCGTCGACCGTCCCCGAAATATCATAACTATCACATCCAAATGCTCCTATATGCTCGTTACCTGGTGTTTTATAACCATTACGTTCAATGACTTTATTTTGCAAATGAGCAGGTGGTATCCAACTTATTTTAAACCTACCTTTTGGATCTGGATAAAATATAACTTGTGAATCTTTAATACCATTAACCCATTGAAAACTGCCAGTGTTAACTGATAAAGATCCTGATATATCCTCGTTATAATCTATTTGTTCGTATATTTTAGTTAAGTTAAATATACTATTCTTAGTTTCATCTCTAAATGCATGCTCCTCTGTTCTAGGAAATTGCCTATAAAATTCATTTAAAGCATCAGGATCATTTTTTAATCCATCAACTTCATTCTGCCAATGCTCTAATATACCTATGTCTATGTATTCACCAAAAGGTCCTTTAACCTCTTCATCTGGTGTATCAAATACCGGCTGACC